TTGTAGGTGTCCCATCAAACTCAAAGGTGATGTCACAAGACAGAACCTCCCCTACGGCCATTGTCAAAGTTGCGCCAGTAACCCAAACATCGCCAGTAATTCTTCTGTTCAATGCCCCTGTAATTAAACGAAGATCTAAGCGTACTTTTTCTGCCTCTGCACCTTGAGCATTAGATCCCCCCGCTTTAATTATTTTGTTTAGTAGTTTGCTTGCGCTATTCGTAGATGTGTCGGTTGGGTCAGCATCGTAGTAAAACAATGAGCACGAACCAGACGAAGACCTGATGCCCGGAACTGCTGTACGATCACGGTCTGAAAGTGTGGTTGTTTCCAGCACTTGCAAACTAGACGTAAAGGACCAGTTAATTACTTTTGCTGCAGCTACGTTTTCAATAAGTAGTCTTCCATCAGTGCCTGTGTAGAAAGCCATTAGATCACACCTCTTAGCTGCAACGAAATACTAGAAACACCGGGCCTGTTGTTAGTTAAAGTCGGAGCAGCCTCATACCGCCATCTTAGCTCTGAACTGTTAGGTATGTAACTTGTACTTGACCAGCCCCCTGTTGTGCCTGCAGGCAATGTAAAACTTTTAAACGTTCCAAGCACTTCTGTGTAGTGTGCTAAAAATAAATTTGCTTGGTCGTCGCTGAGGTTTTGATAAGTAAGGTTTAAAGTAGCACCGTACTTTTTATCGCCGTAACGGATGCGGGTTTCTTGGCCTGAAATAGCCGTGTACTTTTTGTTGGCAAAGTCCCCCTGGGCAAAAGAGCGTGCTGATGGAACCAAACTAGGAAATGCCATCACTCTATTACCACAAAGGAGTCTGGGTTAACCTCTTCAACCAAGCTAGCGACGCGGCTTACCCCATCAGTGTTAGTTGGAACAACTACCGCAGTCACGCTGACAATGCCGTCTTCACTTAATGTTAGCTCCTGCACTTGGTAGATGTCTTCATTAGGTGTCAGGCTAGGGAAGCTGATCAACGCTCCAGCTAAAGATGGGTCTGTTACCGAGTTGTCAAGTGTTGTTACACCACGAGTCTGTATCTCGTTTGAACCCGGCAAAAGTACAGTTGCTTCGTATGTACCGTTTGGTACGGGATCCACAGACCTTATGGATAGGTCAGGGTTTATCACAACGTTTAAGCCCGCACTAAAGTCCACCTCCTCTACCAGTACCTGTATGTAGCTTCCAGGCTGGATTAGTAAAACGTCTGGAGTCGTTTCAAACGATATTGTTTTGCTTACCAGTCGGGAGGAGGCCAGTATGAAGCGGGCAGTTTTAAGTGCTTGGTCCCTGTTGTCGCAGAATTGCGTAAGATCCAGGTCTTCTATAATGTTTGGCTCGCCTGCACCACCAATACTCTCGTAGATAATTGCGGTTCTTTCTTCGGGCAGTTCATAGGGTTTTAAATCGCGCCAGCGGACAGATATGCCCTTTGCTATTCTTTCGTTACCGTCAATAAAAGAAACCTGCAAGGAATTTTCTAAAATATTACCTGCAGAAAAAATTTGGCTAGGAACTAACCTGTTTAAACTTATGCTTCCGTCTTGTTCAACAGGCAGAGCAGGCATCAAACCAAACACTCCGTTCTTAATTGTGAAATTACATAAACATTTACCAGCATTTTCCACCGCAAAGGATCTTAGGTTTGTTTCGGCCTCTATAACCCCCGTCCAAAATATACGGTTCTTTACTAGGTACTTTGCAGTCTCCGCAAAACTATCCTTGTCAACAAGCTCGGAAGAAACGCTCGTACCAACACCCTGTTTTTCGTTTGTGAGTAGGTAATAAAGCAGGTCTGAAAATATATTGCTTGGGCCAAATGTATTGCTTATACTTGGCTCTAGCCTTTCTACACTAACGCCTTTATCTAACCATATTCGGGGCTGCTCAACACTGGAAAGATTGTTTCCAGCTTTTACACACAAACCTAGCATCGAAAGGTCTTCGTATTGAGGAACGTTGTCCTCACGTACACTTTCGTTTACATAGACAATTTCATGCTCCGGGGAGTTCGCATTTGACTTTGTAATTTCTATGTAATGGCTGCAGTCAGAAACTTGGCTATATTCTTCAAAAAGTCTTTCTTCAAAGCCAATACTAGTAGAGGGTTGGGTTACATCAATTGTGCTGGTAACTATTTCCCCAGCGGCAACTCGAAAAGCGACGGTAACTTGACTTTGTACGTTTCTGTAGCGGTTAGATGAGCTTATGGTTTTTGGGACATTAAAACCTTCACCTACTCCGGTCCACAGTCCCCCTGTGTTCGGTCCTTGTATTACTCGAAGTGCAGGTATTACAGCGTTGGACCAGTTTAGACTGGTTCCATAAAGTTGAGCGTGCAAAGGTCCGGTTTGGTTTCCAGCTACGGCGGTAACTTCAAATTCTATAAATCCTGGGGGACTATTAGTCCTGTTTTTCGTAAACCTGACTATTCCTCTGCCTACATCACCGACAAAGCTAGGGTTTCTACCGATCACTTCAGTAAGCCAAGCATTTATTGGGAAATTGCCTCCTGTAACATCTACAAAGCTTATTCTTGTCGGTACAAATGCAGGTTCACTTTCCTCTACACCCCCAGTTTCGGTGTCAGCCCCAGCCGCTGTGGTTAATTCACTGTTTAATAAAATTGCCTCTCTTTTTACCCTGTCACCGGTAAATGTGACCCTCACTGTTCCGTAAGTGGTCTGAAAGTCTTCGCCAATAACCTCACCGCTTTGGGCGTTAAGTCTAAAATATGTTGCATTTTCTGTTCCATTTTGAACTACGTCTGAGCCTGTTCTAGGTGTAAACCTAAACTCGTATCTTTTATTTGGGCCTTGTGAACCATTTGGCCGCAATCTAATGTAGTTAAATAAAGGTTGGGGCGTGTTACCGCTGACGCAAAAAACTTGTGGTATCCTTGACCACGGCTTGGAACTTACACCTTCGTCACCGTCAATTGGCTCGTATTCGGGTATCTCTCGTATCCAAATACTAAAGCAAGACGTTCTTTGAAAATACCGGGATAAAGCGGGCGTACTTAATTGAATATCGTCTTTGTCTCTTTTCCAAGTTTCTTTTGGTGTTAGCAAGCCGTTGAAATTACACAGTCCATTAGCTTGGTTAAATACGATACTTTTGATCCCCACCTCAATTGTGTCTGCAGCCCTGATCATCCGCACAGACGCAACATCGTATTTACAAATGTTCCAGAAAGCTGCGCCGCAGTGTTTGCTAGTGTTAAACCCGTCTTCACTTACATTTGATGGCCTTGGACCGCGTAGAAACTCAGGCCATGGGCCTTCGTAACCAGCGAGCAAATCTTGTGTTGCCCTCGTTCCAGCAAAGCCTATATTTTTTGCACCTAACGTGTTGTTGCACTCCAGTTTTACGTCTATGGTTCTACCTTGATTCCATATACCTGTCGTTCTTGATACAACAATAAAGCCTACGTTACCGATAATCCACCGGGAACCTAATACCATTGCTTCATCTGCCTGTATCCGTAAATCGTCAACAGCAGATTTTACATCTGTATAACTTATTCCGTAGTCTTGGGGGTCTCCATTAATTATGGTGTTTCCTTCAATATCCCTAGTGTCATAACTTGGGTCGCTTGTGTCTAGATCAAGTGGGTCAGTGCTACTAAGCCTGAATGTAACTATGTCACCTAGTTCAATGTCAGCAGTTGGTACTTTGTTTGAAAATACCTGTTCAGCGCCTCCTCTTTGTATTGAGATTAAGCCCATCTGCGTTCCATAGCCTCTGCCTACCCCTGGCTGACCAGCAGCGTCATTAAAGCCGTCGCTTGCAAGTTGAGCCGCATTTATACCGCTGATTTTTACTCGTTTTGCCCTAGCTCTTCGTATTGCATCATTTCTGTCACCGGTCGATGAGCCCTCACCCGTGGAGAAAGGAATGCTAACTACTTCCCAATTTAAGCGGTGTGCTGTGCCGTTCCTTATTGGGTTGTAGTGGCCAAACCGCGCCTTGCTATTTGGGTTGTACACCTGGCAAAAAGCGTTGTCAAATTCTATTTCACCCGGAGCAGTAAAGATTTCGTCTCTGGTGTCTGGGTCGGCTGAACCGGGTACACCTCTTTTACCGTATAAAAAATCTCCGCCCTTAATCCTATTTGGTCCTTGCTTAGAACTCCAATAATAGGCGAAGTCAAAATTACCCAGGCTGCTTAGTGATGTCGTACCAAGCCATGTGCTCCTTAATGTGGGCACGCCTTCTAAATACTCCCCAAAGGTGTAAAGAAGTTTGATGCGTTGGAAGGTGCCTTCTGAAAAAGCCCTTGACCATACCAACGTTCCAGGTAATACGATTCCTCCTGTCGTTACTGTTTCGTCAACTCCTTCCCCAATTGCTGTGCCTATTTTCCCGAAAGGAATTGGAACAGGTGCTCCATATTGCACGAGAGCAGAAAAACCGCTAAAGCTGCTCGTTTGGTTAAAGCGGCTTGGGCCGATCTGGTCTGGCAGTTGCTGCTG